AACCCAGACCTTTCTAAAGTTGTTTGCTCGCACTTTTTGAAGATATTATCAGGAGATGATATAGATGAAGCCTTGATGGATGCTGAAGAGGTGGAGGTTATTAATGAGTAACCTCAATGAAGTTTTATGATTCATTTGGAAGATATAGAACTCTTTCAAAACCTAAAAAATATTTAATTGATTGGGATAAACCTAGTAGGAGCAAGTTCCAAACTTCTGTTAAGAAATTTTTGCGACCTTACTGGGAGAATGATTTTGTTTTTGAAGAGTTTAGGGTTGTGGGAACTAGATTGAGCTTAGATTTTTACAACGCTAGTAAAAATGTAGCTGTTGAAGTCCAAGGCGCTCAACACACTAAATATGTCAAGCATTTTCATAAAAATCGTTTAAATTACGCTGATCAATTACAAAGAGATCAGAAAAAGCTTGAGTTCTGTGAGGCTAACGGTATAAAGCTCGCAGAGGTTTATCCTCAAGATGAAATACAAGCCTCGCTATTCACTGATCAAGATATTTACTTATGAACTTAGACGATGAAGAAGAATTTTGCATACCATCTGAATTAGTAGAGAAGATCTATGACCTCTCAGGTGGTGTTGATAAATATAAAGGGGTTATTATGGCTGTATCCTCTGAGAATGGTAAGCCTTTAATATATTGTAAGTTTGATTGCGGGATGACAGAGTTTGCTTTGATGAAAGCTCTTGAGAATCATTTATCTTCACCTCCACCAGAAATGACACAGGATGATCTATAATTTTGAATTAGAAAAACAATTATTGGCAGGTCTCATTAAAGAGCCTGATGCCTTATCAGAGATTTCTAACTTTATAGGAAACTCAGATTTTTATTCTGAGCAGAGCGCACTTCACTCGACAATATTCAGGATCATAAAGCAAGCTATCGACTCTGGTGATGAGATAGACGAAGTTATTATTGCTCAGAGAGTGAACGAGGTAGGGTTGTCGTTTGAAGACAATTTAAATCCTGCTGACTACATCAAGTCATTAGCTTTGAGAAAGGTTCCTAAAGGAAACGCTCTTAAGACAGCTAAAGAATTAAAAAAATATTCTATTAGGCGCGAGATATTGCAGTCTTCACAAGAAATCGCTAAAAAGATGAAAGCGATGCCTCCCGAAGCTTCTTACAGAGCTATCGTGGAGAGTGCAGATAATGTTTACAATTCTCGTATAAATCTTTATGAGCTTGGCAACGATGTCCCAGAAAACATCTATGAGGAGATGGAGGCAATCGTTGAGGAAAGAGGCAACAATCCTGTTACTGAGTTCGGGATGATGGGGCCGCATCCTAAAGTTAATGAGATTTATGGTTCGCTACTAAGACCTGGAAACATAACAGTTGTAGTTGCAAGATCTGGCGTAGGTAAAACTCAATTTTGCATGGATTATTCTACCAAAGTTAGTCTCAAGTATGATGTCCCAGTGTTGCACTTTGACAACGGAGAGATGAGCAAGGAGGAGCTTGTTATGCGCCAGTGTGCTGCTTTATCTGGGGTAGCTATGCATCTATTGGAGAGTGGTAAGTGGCGACAAGCAGGAGAAGAAGTTGTAAACAAAGTTAGATCTGTTTGGCCAAAGATAAAAAACCTTAAGTTCTTTTATTACAACGTGGGAGGCATGGATGTGGATACAATGGTAAACACACTTAAAAGGTTTTATTACTCAAAAGTGGGCCGAGGCAATAATATGGTGTTCTCTTTTGATTATATAAAGACAACCTCTGAAAACGTAGCTAACAAGTCTGAGTGGCAAGTAGTAGGCGAGATGGTTGATAAGTTTAAAAAGTGTGTGCAGAAAGAAATCTTACATGATGGCAATCCAGTCATACCTATGATCACCTCTGTTCAGTCAAACAGATACGGGATTACAAACAACAGGAACTCACAAAACATTGTTGATGATGAGTCTATTGTTTCTTTATCAGATAGGATCACTCAGTTCTGCTCTCACATGTTTATTCTTCGCAATAAGACTGCTGATGAGATTGAGACCGAGGGTGGTAGATTTGGGACACATAAACTAATCAATGTAAAATCGAGACACTTAGGCAGCGACATAGCGGGTGCCATAGAGCCAGTCGCCATAGGCGATACCCTAAGAAAGAATTCTATAAACCTAGAATTTATGAATTTCAATATTACTGAACGTGGTGATCTAAGAGATATCGCCAGAGTCCAAAATGGAGAGGAAGAATTAGACAGTGATGGATTCCAAGAAACAATCCCCGACTTCGATCAATTCTGAAGAGTTCCAAGGAATCCTTGAGTCTATAGGCTATGCGCTAATTGACTGTGGAGATCACTGGAGAACTCAAGCGCTTTATCGTGACGGTAATAATAAAACTGCTGTAAAGATATATAAGAATACAGGGGTTTGGATGGACTTTGTGCAGAACAAAGGTTGTATGCCTTTTGAAGCGTTAATTAGTCTTACTGTAAAAGATGACAAGGAAGTTTCTAAAATTATTGGATCTAGCTCTAAGACCACAGAAACTCTCTACACACCGAAACAAACAATAGAAATGGAAAAGATATACCCAGACTCCTCTCTTGATAGACTTTTCCCCAATTACCACTTTTACGAGCAAAGGAACATCTCGAAAGAAACACAAGAAATTTTTCAGGCTGGTCTTGCAGGTGTGGGCAAGATGTATAGAAGGATGGTTTTCCCCATATATAACGAGTATAACCAGATAATTGGTTTCTCTGGTAGAAAAGTAGATTCAGATAACGATTACCCAAAATGGAAACATATAGGCAGAAGAAACAATTGGGTTTACCCAGCGTTCAACGAAAAAACTTGCGTGGACGAGGAGATAACAACAAAAGAAGAAGTAGTTTTAGTGGAAAGCATTGGAGATGCTATGGCGCTTTATGATCAAGGTATTAAAAACGTGTTGGTTATCTTTGGTTTATCTGTCAACAATAACATTGTTAACTATCTTAATAGCAAGTCTATACGTCATATTTACATTTCGACTAATAATGACAAAGCTAGTGAACAGAACAGAGGGTTCATAGCTGCATTAAAAAGCTTTTTAAAGCTATCAAAGTATTTTGACTTAGATATGCTGACTATAAAATTCCCTCCTAAGACGTATAATGATTTTGGTGATGCCCATTTAGATGGGTATGATTTAAATACTTGGCTTGAAAAAGGTATTGATAGAGATGCCCAAGTAAAATACATTTTAGATTTTGTTCAAAACAATCCATCTATCTTCACTAAAAAAGAGATAAAAACAGCCTTATTTATTAGTGATGCCTGAACCGAATACACCGTTATCTGCGAGTAGAATAAAGACGGCGCAATCGTGTTCGTGGTTATACTGGTGCAAGTATAAGTTAAAGCTACCAGACAAAAGCAATGAAGGAGCCAAACGTGGTTCTATTTGTCATTTAGTATTTGAGGTTTTAGGAGTAAAAGGTCGTAAAAAGTATTTTAATAAGATACTTAAAACGCAAGATGTATTTTGTATACCCTCTATCAAGAGGTTGATTATGTCTCATGCAGCCAGAGAAGGCGTGGATGATGAGGAAAACGTAGAGATGATGAAGGATATGATCTTTAATGGTCTCTCCTATGATTTTTTTGGAGCAGATCTAGGCAAGCCTACAGAAGAATACTCTGAAAAGGATTTCGATATTATCAAAAGTGATGGCGATATAAAATATAAAATTAGAGGCTTTATAGATAAACTGTTCTTATACAAAAAGAAAAAGTTTGCGATAATAAGAGATTTCAAAACAAGCAAAGAAGTTTTTAAAGGTAAAGATCGCACAGATAATTTACAGGACTTAATGTATAGTCTAGCTGTAAAAAATTTATTTCCAGAATATTCCGAAAGAGTAAGTGAATTTTTATTTTTAAAATTTGATTTAGATAACCAGTCATCCAACTCAGGCTTGATGCAAATGAAACCCTTAGATGATGAAGAATTATATGGCTTTGAGCTGCAATTGACAGAAATACAAAAGTATTTAGATAATTTTTCTCGTAAGCATGCCGAATCTAATTTTGCCGCTTATAAAGGCTTTCCTAATGATGGCTCTTTTACTGGCAAATTACTTTGTGGTTTTGCTAAACAAAAAGGAGAACTTAAATTAGATGGCAGTCCCAAATGGCACTGTTCTATGAAGTTTGATTTTTTTTACTATCATGTCAAAAATAAAAATGGAGATGTTATAGCTTCTTATTTTGAAGAAGATTTTACAGAAGATTTAGTTCCAGATGGTTGTAGCTATGAAATTAAATATTATGAGGGTTGCCCTGCACATTGTTATTGACAAGAGTAGAATATAGGGTACTCTTACGGAATGCTTCCAGTATTCAAATCAACATACTCAATAGGTAAAAGTATATTAACTATAGAGAAAATATTAGAGCTTCATAAAACCCAGGAAAATAAGTTTCTTTTATTAGTTGAAGACTCTATGACTGGCTTTGTAAAGTGCCATAACTTATGCAAAGAACTTGATATTCATTTAGTGTTTGGCCTTAGGTTGACTTGCTGTAACGATGTAGAAGAAGATGATTATAATTCAGATCACAAAATTGTAATACTAGCAAAAAATGATGATGGCTGTAAGCTTTTAAATAAAATTTACTCCTTCAAAGAACTTGAAGGTAACAGTAAAGTAGATTTTAGTTATTTAAATTCTATTTGGGAGCAAGACAATTTAGATTTAGTAATACCATTTTATGATTCTTTCATACATCAGAATCAGTTTTACTTAAAAAATTGTGTACCTGATTTTACTAGCATAAAGCCAAACTTTTGGACGGAGCAGAACAACTTGCCTTTCGACCCTATACTTAATCAATATGTAAATGACTACTGCAAGGATAAACATGACATTCAAAATGTTAAAAGCATTCTTTATGAAAACAAAAATGATGTTGAGGCTTTACAAACATATAAAATAATTTGTGGCAGAAAATTTGGCAGACCTTCTACTTTGAGCTGTCCAAACTTAGACCACTTCG